AGCTACTGTTGCTAGTGTAGGCGTACCAGTAACGTTTGCATAAGGTACACCAGATATATTTGCACCACCGCCATGGAAGTTAGTTGCATATGCATTTGAATATACATTATTACTAGCACCTAAATTATATGTTCCTGTTGCATAAGGTGTAACATTACCAAAACTTACACTGTCACTTACTTCTGAACCTCCTGCTAACACTTGGCTTAAGGTTATGTTTGTTAAATTTGAACCACTGCCAATAAAGGATGTTGCACTAACATTTCCGCCTACTGTAAGTGTATGTGAAGGAGTTGTGTTAAAAATTCCAACACGCTTTGTACCAGTATCAATCTTAATTGCAGTCTCAACACCAGTAATCGGTTTTACTCTAATTTCTAAATCTTGTTCGTTAACTGTGTTTTCAATAATGCCTGCATTATCTACTCTAAGTTTTATGTTGCTGTTGCTTCCTATAGCAATTCCAACATCACTATTGAACGTAACACTACCATTTTGTGTATAATCTCCTGTGCTACTAATAGCATCTGTAATACCATATCCTGATAGTGTAGTTGGTGTGCCTACTAATGAGCTAAACTCACCATCAAATAATGTAGGTGCGTTATTTAAATTCTGATAGTCTAAAAAGTACGGACTATCAAATCCATCAAGTGTATCAGCATTTAATCCGCCACCGCCTGAAGTTGAATCATTTGCAGGTGCCCATTGTAATCCATTCCATTTTAAAACTTGTCCTGGAATAGGTGGAGTTCCTTCTGTGTCTACATCGGATAAGTCACTTATGTCAACTACTAAACTAGGCTTATCTGATAAACTATTATAACTTCCGTTTAAAGCAACTGCCGCTAAACTAGGTGTGCCAACAATTTCGCTATAATTAATAAAACTGTTTACCCATGCTCCGTTGTTGTCTTGTCCAGCGTTAGCGTTCCATTTTAAAATATTACTTGTAGCAAGTCCTGTAAGATCAGTAACAATGCCGCCGCCGCCACTACCGCCACTGCCACCTCCTGTGGCTGTAATTGTTATAGTACCATTCAAATCATCATAGACAATATCTATTCCGCTACCTTCTCTAAGGATAGCATTTACTCTATCGTCTACTCTTTCATTTGTAAAATATTGATTACTACTGCCTTCTGGCAATTCAGCAGTGTTAGTAGCTACAGTTGGTTTATCAGCTAGATCATTCCAACTACCACTAAATGGATTATAGCTTATACCGCCAATGGTAAGTCCTGTAGCAGTAATATTTCCTGCTCCAATAATACCTGAACCTGTTAAGTCTAAATTATCACCTAACGGTAATTCTTTAAGTTTGTTGCTATCGTCTCTATCAACTATGAGTGGTATTCTATTTGCCATTTTGTTTTCCTTATAACGCCGCTATTCTAGTTTGGAAGTCTGCAAAGTCGGCGCTTGCCGCTACTTCTGTTTTTAATGTTGCTAATGTAATTGTTTCTGCTTGTAATGCACTTGCCGCCAAAGTACCTTGTGCAGATGTTGCCGCATCAGTGATTCCATAACCAGCTAATGTAGTTGGTGTTGTTCCTAAGTCAGCAAAGTCTACTACTGCATCGGTAATACCATATCCTGCTATTGTAGTTGGCTTGCTTGTTAAACTTGCAAATGTTTGTGCCGGGATAGTTAAGTTAGTTAGGTTACTTCCGTTTAATGCTGGAAGTTGACCAACTAATACTGTTGCTGTTATAGTTCCGTTTACAGCATCTACTAATAGTGTTGAGTCATCTGCAAATACAGATCCGTTAATATCTCTATTTTTATTAGTAACAGCAAGCTCTGCAAAGTTAGCATTAATTTTTGTAAACGCTGTTCTTAATGGATCACCGTCTCCTTTATTAGCACTTGATCCTATATTAATTGTTTGAATAGCCATTACACTCTCCCTACCACTACTTCAACGAACCCTTGTTCGTCTCCGTCTTTAGATCCTACTGCTTTACCTATTACAGTTCCTACATTCGGATTATTATCTACCATGGCGTAACCTGGAATTGCACTTGAAACAATTATATCACCTTTTTCAACAGCACCTATTACTTTACAAGTTGTACGTCCTTGTAATGCTAATGCTGTAACAAAGTCGCCTTGTAAATCGCTGTTCATTAAGTGTGCTGGATTCTCTGAAACAACACCAGCAACTTTTCTATCACCTTTAGACATTGTAGTTGTTAGTTCTTGTTCACCACCAAATACTAATACAGTTCCTGGATCATACATAGCATCTGCTAGATAATTCTCTGCTAAGTCAGCATATTGTGCTGATGTTGCACTACCATGGAATGTACCAAATTTTAAAACAGTTGTACCAATATCATATCCACCATTACTAGATGGTGTCATAGCCGCTTGCTTGAATATTACTGCCGCTGTATTATTGTTAGCAACAATAGCAACTTCTCCTGCACTACTAAATCCTGTGCCTGCACCAATACCAATACCTGTACTTGATGTGCCTTTTTCTCCTGGTGCTTCTATAAATGAACCATACAACCAATCACTAGCAAGTCTACTACTATTCTGTGTTGCATCAGTTGGATCACCATAACTACTATTCTGTTGGAAGAAAGATGCTGTAACACTTGTGTTACCTATTTGTATTGAACCTGGAAACGTTGTTGTTGTGTTACTTGGAACAGTACCAACTGTATCAAAGACTGTAGCACCACCTGGTGTTTTCATTGTCATTGTTAAGTTAGTTTGGTCTAAGATCTCATAGTTATCTAATTTATATTTTTGTGCATCAATACTACCATCAGCACCTGTTTTAAGTATTCTATCTGCTACTGCTGTTGTAGTGAATGAACCACCTGTGTTTACAACATCTGCAAAAGTAATTGCACTTATATCACCTGCACCTGCTGTTGTTCTACCAAACACTGTATTCTGTGCAACACTAGGTAAGTCCGCAAAATCAACACTATTTGCTTTAAGTGTAACCCAGCCATCAGTGACATCAAAGTCATCATCATCGAATGACGCTAGTCCTAAGTCTGCTTGTGCAATACCTGATGCGTTAGCTCTTGTACTTGCCGCTTGCATTGCAAGTTTACTTTGTGTTATTCCTGCACTTGCATTTACATCTCCATTTACAATAACTCCTGCACTAATCGCGGCTGTTGCAACATTACTTCCGTTACTTGTAAACACAACGTCACCTGTAACAGTGTGGTTGTCGTAATTAGTGCCATCATACATTAAAATATCGCTGTTTGCTCTATTGCCTTTTGTTAAACCAATAGCTTCATCACCAAATGGTGTTCTGTTGTCTACATATGATTTTGTAGTTACATCTTGTGCGTTAGTTGGATCACTGTGGTTGTAAATCTTATTACTTCCAGCATTAATATTTCCTGTAATTGGTGTTGTACCATCTCTTGCTATTGCACCTGGACCAATTGTACCAGTTGTAATTAATACGCCATCTCTATCAAAGTGTAATCTTTTCTCTACAAATTTCTCTACAGCAAATTCTGTAGGTACTGCCGCCGGATCACCATCTGCCATAGTATCATCATTACTAAATTCTTGGATTCTCACACCTTGTCTAAATCCTAGTCCGTCTAAATTACTAATAGCAATTGAAGCCGCAAATGTAACTGTACCTGTTCCTTGGTCTACACTAAAGAACTTACCAACACGGAAGAAACCATCTTGGTCTGTACTTGCAAAGAACACTCTACCTTTACCACGTTCGTTAACTTCTGCATCTTGGTTTGCACTTATAGTTGGCTGTCCGTAAATAATACTTGGATAGTTTGTAGTGTTAAATCCACCAGTACCAATTTTATCAAAGTCGTGTCCATTAGCTCTTAATGTTGAAATACCAACTGTAATTGTACCAGCTTCGTTATCTTGTAATGATAGTGGAATAGTTCTTGTTGCCGAAGGACTAAATCTCAAGTCTGCCCCTAGTCCTGAACCAGTATATAATGTTGCATTACTATTAATGTTTGAAGCCGCTAAATCTGTTATTTGAACTGTAGCGTAACCTGTTCTCTGTGTATAGTTTGTAACAATATGAGTTTTACCAGCATGTGAAAAGATCATATCGTTATTGTTGATACGTGCTTGTTGCGTTGCTGTCAATTCATCAATAGCAATTACAACGTCACCTACTGTAGCACCCATTGTAGTACCTGTGCCAGCATATGTATTCAATGCCGCTTCTGTATCTCTAAGTGTTAAATTTAAGTGGCTAAATGGTGAATCTAAAACAACTTGGAATCTATCTGATGCTAATGCTGAACCATCTGCATCTTGGTTATTAAAACTAATTGTTCTATAAACTTGATTTGGATTTTCAGCATAAACTAATGCTGTTGAAGGTCTTGTTGCTGTAACACCGTTCAAGTCATCTAACAAGTGGTTTTTGTTCATTCTAAGAACAGCGTATGCACTTGTATCACTTGCTGGTGTAGGATTGTGTGCACCTGTAATAGCCGCTTCTAAACCAGTACTACCTGAAACACTTAATCTATATATAGGTCTATTTGCGCCTTTACGTCCTGTAGGACCAGTAGCACCTGTATAGCCTCCAATGTTACTTGTTGGTACTGCTACAATACTTGTAGCTGTTACTTCGTATGTAGTTACACCTGTTGTTGTATAAATGTCAATTAAACTGTTTGGATAAGGCATATAATCAGTATCATAAACAAATATACTGAACGCTCCTGCATCATGTGAGAATGTGCCAAAACCATAAGTGTTACTAGGGTCATTAAATACTTTACCAGGCTGTTGCATATTCCTTAATGTTAGAATATCGTCAACAGTCTCGTTTGGATCAGATCCTGCCGCAACTAAACCAAAGTTACCATTTGCGTTAGAACAGTTAAGAGCTCTAATCTCTGAACCGTTGTTACTAAAGAATGCTGTATGGTTGTAGTAAGTAAATGTTGAAACTTGCTCTGATAGTGCCGCATTGTTACAGAACAATCCGTAACCTAAATCGTTAACCTGAGTATAGTCGTTTGCCAACATACTTCTGTTACCCGCAGTTTGCACATAAATTTCTTGTGGGAAAGTTGTATCTGTATAACCATTACCTTCATTTGAAAGTTTATTAATTAATAGTTTTGCTGTACCTGTTCCTCCGTCATATTGTGAAACAGCATCAACCTGGTAACGTATACCATTTATAAAGAATGGTGCAGGTGTCTGAGGTTTTCTAATTCTTAAACCAGTACCTGCATCTGATTGTACATTTAGTGTAAAGTTATCGTCTTTACTTATTATTTTAGTTTCTAAGTTACCTGCAAAACCATCAATGTACATACCACCTTTGAAGCCTTGTTTGTTTGTACTTCTTGAGAACGATCCACAAACCTGTGTGTATGGTGATTTAATAAGAACTTGTCCTGCTGGATCAAGTACCTGTGCAAATCCTCCATGTCCTTGAAACGACATATTTGCTAATCTTGTAGCATCGTTCATTAAGAACACATCCATTTGATCGTTTGTTTTTGGAGTACTTGTAGGGTCTGACGGATCTGTTAAGTAATGATAACCATAGTTCCTTGTTTGTTTGATGTGCCAAGCACCACTTGCGATTCCGCTTAGATTTGGAAGTATGTCTGTTGTTAGTGTAACGTCAAAACTACTACCACCGTCTAAGTTACTGATTAGTCCTACTGCTCCATTGTCTGTGTAGAACCAAGCACCATCCCATGCTGTAGGTGCAATATTATCTGCTGGAGTTACTGTAATAACTCCGCCTACACTATTGGAACCTGTCATTGTAATAGCTTGTGCAGTCGCTAAGTCAGAGCCTGTATAATCTGTAATTTTAAGATTGTCTAATAACTTATCTCTAAAGAAATATGTATTAGCCCAAGGTGATTGTGAAATCCTCGGAGCTGGTCTAATTTGACAACGTCTAAAGTCTGAACCTTTAATTGAAACGTTTGCAGGAACTTTTAATGGATAGTCTTCAAAGTAAATACCTGTTTCTACGTGTACAGTAATTTGCTTTTCTTTTGTTCCATTACCGTATTCTAATTCTTCACCAATTCTAAATTCTCTTGGTTCTACTAATACAACTTCTGCCCTGTCGTATGCAACTCCACCTAAATCTACACCACTTGTATATTTTACAATACGTCCTCTAGCACCTGAATTTTTACCAACAAGTATTTTACCTGGTAGGATATCAACGTTAGTATTAATACCTTGGTCAGTACTATCATTACCAGTTCCGTTACTAAATTCAACTGAGAAAGTACTACCTTCAACTAGTGTGTAATTATTTCTTGCTTGGAATCCGTTTTGTAATATATCTAAAATGATATCAAACTTTGCATTCAAAGCATCTTTAATTTGTGTGCTTACGTCGTTTATGGTTGTATCAAAGTACTGTGGAATTAAAGTTGTATAATCTGATGGATAAACTTTTTGTCCAAATTCACATTCAAATAAAATGTTATCAAGGACAACTACATCACCTGCACCTAATCCGTGTGCAGTAGTTGTTGTAATTACACCTTTACCTGTTGTATGGTTGTAATTGAACTGGCTAATGTTAAAAGTGTTTCCACCATATTCAACTGTACCACCACTTATATAAGTGTGTGAATAAGGATTGGCTCCTACAGGAACTTGAAATGTATTTGATGTAAGATTAGCTGACTCTACTGCAAATCTTTTACTTAATGTAAGCAAGTCAATATTTTGTACAACACTGTTCACAATAGCTTTTGCTCTTGTTACAGCCGCTCTAGTTTCTGCTCCTTGTGATATACGTGCTCTAGCACCTGAACTAGTTGAGAAATAACGTGTTGCGGCCTGTATTGCGTTAAAGTTAGAATTTGTACCATTACCAATGTCAATTATCATTCCATCAATAATAAGTCCTACATCTCTTTCACAAGTATTATCAGACTTAACTGGTTTTTCTGGCGCCGCTAATGAATTTAATCCGTTTGTTATAACATCTGTTATAGTTGTTGTTAGAGTATTTGCTCTATTTACGACATCACTTACTCCTGTACCTGATTCACATGCAAGTGTAGTAATATCCTGTGGGAAACTTTCTGGATAAATTTTATTTGTTACTGAACCTTCATATGTGCAACTTACAGTAATTCCTGAAATTGTTACAACATTGGTTGCAGATAATCCGTGATTGGTTGTAGTAGTCAATGTTGCTATACCAGTGGCTTCATTGTAAACAAAGTTACTAACAGCTAATGTACTATTATCTGATTTAGTTACTACACCGCCACTTACATATGTGTTTGCGTAGCTACTTCTACCAATGTAAAATTGAAAACTGTTTGCTGATAGGTTTTGATCATCTACAACAAATGTTCCTTGTTTAGATGTATATGGATTATTTGCTAATACATAAGTTTGAACAAGTGTTTTTGCAAATTCGATAGCCTGATTAGTTTGTTGTATCTGGTCAGGGGTACCTAAGCCTACGCCTGTTGGTCCTACAGCATTTTGATTTCCTGCTAGATAACTTGCGGCCATTCTACGTGTTTCTAAATTACCGCCTTTTCCTAAATCGTTAATCCAAGCATCGACAATATAACCTACATCACGCTTACATTTTGCACTACTGTAATCAAAGTTTTGCCAAATACCAGAACCACCTGCGTTTCCTACATTATGGTTAATCCAGTATGTAACTTCTTCTTGGATAAACTTTTTGTTACGTACTATAATTGCTTCTGCATTTGGATTCTGTACACTTGTTGAATCGTATGCAAGTAAAGGAAATGTATCATCTACATAATCTAAAACTGCTTTTTGAATAAATCTTTTGTTTTCTCTTAGATAAGTTTGTGCATGGTAGGCCGCAGTATTTTGTGATGATGCTCCTACTGATGTTACTAACGATATACCTTTACCATTATCATAAGTAATTGTTTGTTTATACGCACCTGGTTCAATAGGAGCACTTTCAATAACTTCTTCTGCTTTTAATAACGCCGCCTTTAAACTTCCAAATGCATATCCTAAACCACGACCTTCAAGTCCTACTGGAGTACGTAACTGCGAATCGTCACCTTGTTTTGTAACAAAAAGATCTTCAGTTGAACTGTAACTATTATTGTCTACATATAATTTTGTTGCCGCTTGTTTATCTTTAATATCGCCAGAGTTAACACCTGCTAAGTCACCTGGATGATCATGCAAGTATAAAGCACCAGTCATATCATCACCTTGACGTCTTACAGTTGCACTTCTTGGTAATGTCTCGTCTGTCTTATAAAATCCGTAGTATGAACTTTCATAAGCAGTATCTGAAATATTGTCTACTCCGCTAACTGATGTCTGAGTGCCTAATGCAATGTTTATCTTAATACGAGTGGTATCGTTGTTATCTTGAGCTAAAGTTTTTGTAGTGTGTAAACTTAATTGATCTTCGTTTACAAATCTTAAATAATAATCTGTGTTATTAGATAATCCATTTGGTGGTGTGCCTGTAGTTGTGTACTTCCATTTAGTACCATTGATGCTATAATCAAAACCATGATCTGATATTACAAGGTTACCACTTCTATATTCTGCAATAGTTTTTGTATATTCGCCTGCGTTTGCAGGTTCTGCTCTAGCGTATACTGGCTTTGTTGGCTCAAAGGTTGTATTTGGTGCATAGTATTGATCTTGAAATTTCTTATCTGTAACAATGTCGTTAATTGTAATTGCACTACCATGTGTAGTGTTAAATTCAGCAATAGCTTGAGGTGATGTAGCAATTTTACCAATTGCATAAACTTGGTTACCGCTTAAAGGTCCACCTAGTATCGGACTTGTATCAGCGTTAATATTTGCACCTGTGTTGGTAATTGTAATATTTGAGTCACTTGAATTATCAATGTTAATACCTGTACCCGCAGAAAGTGTTTTTGCTAAGATTTCAGTACCTGTTGTGTTACCAATTAATACGCCTGCTGGTGTTATTGCTGACGGCGTGTCATTAAGTGCGGTAAAACTAATTGTACCACCTTGTCCAAATACAGCATATAGTTCTGTGAAGTTTTCGTTTGCTTTACGGAATGCTTCGCGGATACTATCACCTGTACCGTCATTACCCTCAACACCTAAGTAAATTTCTTGATTTGCCATTTTTTAAAATCCTACGCTTTCACCACAACCACAACTACTTGTGCTTGCAGGGTTTCTAATATCAAAGTATGATCCAAATACCTCTTTTTTATAATCAACTGTTGAGCCTATTAAGTACATAACACTCATACTATCGATTAAAAACTTACCATTTGGTAGATCAATTACTTCGTCGTCTTTTCCAGGTGCGTCTTCTAACGTCCAATCGTACTTGAATCCAGCACAACCGCCACCTTGAAGTGCTAGTTT